TATATTGTTGCGGTTCGGGGTTTGGATTCGGGTTATTATATACCCCGTTCAATCCGTCTTTATATCCAGTCTGTTGTAGTGTTTCTGTTTTCATCGGTTTATAGGTTTTAGTGGTGGGTTAACGGATTGGTTGGTGCAAACCCCTGTAATTCGAGGGGTTTATAAGTGGTCGAATTTGACCACTTAAAATAAATTTCCATCTTCGGTAAATTCATGATCATTATTTTCAAAATAATCTATTATTGATTCATCGCTTTGCTGATATTCTATTTCAGTTTCAATTGAAGTAAGTAACGAGCTAAAACAGCTGTGTATTAAGTCTTCAAAAGTGTGGATATTATCCGGCTCGTTTATGAAGTCAATAATTGGGCGCAACATATCAGCGTCATAACACAATCCGGTTAATTGGATATCATCTTCCATAAATTGGATGTTACTAACTACCGTATCAATTTTAACCATTGGATGCTTTACATACAAAGGTTTATAACTTAATACCTTCTTACTATACAAAATACTGTGAAAATGATTTATTAAGTACGTGCGAAGTCTTGTGCCTTTTAGCTCCAAAACCCTTTGGTCAATTCTTCCGGTGTTGGCTTCATAAGCAGAATAATTTGCTTCTATTGTTCCGAATATTTCGTGAAATTTTTGAGCGGTTGCGTGTGCGTCTTGCCAAAAATAATCTACGTCTATACCTCCGTTATCTCTAAATATATCAATTGCCTCCTGTTTAGCTTGTTCGCTCAGTTCATCGAATTTGTAAACGGTTTGTACGGTTGTTATTGTTTTCATAGTGTTTTATTATTTTACGGTTCGTTATATGTGTGACTAATACCGCCCCTTGTCGGACGGTTTCGGGTAGTGAACCTTCTTCAGTTAGTCTTTATCCTCCCACAATAACTTTGCAGTCTTTAGTAGCTTTTCAAGTTCGTTTACTTCCTTTTTTGCGTAGGTCAATGAAAAGGAATGTTCCCGCTCTCTCTTTCCTGTTTTGAAGTCTTCATGCTTTTGTTTAGCCTTCTCTAATTTATATTCGTAATATTCAATACATTCAGGCATTGACAAGTTTATAATGGTGGTGCGGTCTTCCCAATAATCTGCCTTATTTTTTATTTGCTCTGCCTTGCGCTGAAATTCCATTGCCTTATCCATGCGGTTGTGATTGCGCTCAATTAATGCCCTGTGGCGTCTCTCAGAGTGGTGTCCTATTTTGATGGGTTCTCCTAAAACTAAAAAATCCCTACCTTCATTTGATGCTTTCCAATAGCTATCGCTTTTCTTTTCTGCGTTTTGTGCTGCTGCTTCGATTCGCTCTAATTTTCTCTTAGCGTGTTCCTGAGCATTGAAACCGTCTGCCCTTACAATGGAATAAAAATAATGTCCGTTTTTTGTTCCGATATAATTAAACACTATGCAGTCATTTTCTTTACCGTGTTTAGTTGTTACCGGAATAGTTGTGCCTTTTTCGTGCTGCTCTGTACACTTGGCAATAAATACGTTGGGTGCAAATTTGTGGTAAGTGTTCATGTAGTTAAATTATTTGTGTCGTGAAATTAGAGGTTAATAATATTGTGTATTGGTGTTGACCTTGTGCGTTTTCGCTCCATGCCTGTGAATCAATTTCAATTCCCAAGCTATTCAGGTGTTCAATTGATCGGTCGTGCATATTTGAGGCTGCCCCTGCTCCGTAATTAATTGTTACGGATTTACTGAATCTTAGGTCGGTTATTTTAATGCGTGCGGGTTTGGTGTCCGTTGGGGAAACTGCTTGTACTTTAAATGCTCTTATATTTTTCATGTTGTTATGTATTAGTAATTAAATTCTCTTGTTAATTGTGAACCGTTAAACATTTCATCCAGTGCTTTGCGGCTTAATCGTTGGGGCTTGTTATTCCAAAAATGAAATACTTTAAAATAACCTGCATGAGTGCCTAAATTTGCACACACATTGTTCAATTCATCAATATTGCAAAATGCCTGTTTGCCTGCATCTGTTACAACTTGGTACACTCTCAGGTTGTTGTTGATTGTTGTTGTCATGTCGTTATATATTTGTGTTATTTATTGGGGTTGGTGGGTATTAGTTTGAAAATACTGGTAAATTAACATTGAGTGCATCAGTTGTTATAATTCTATAACCATAAAAGGAATGTTTTGACTCAATTATGTTTATTCCGGTGTCTTGTCTCTTAAAATAGCTAATTAAAGACTCCAATTCTTTTTGTTGTTTGATTGGCAGTGAATATGGAGTAGGCGCATGCTCTTGGTGGTTTAAACAGTCAATACATTCCTGAATATATAACAGAATGTTTTCTTTTATTATGACTCCGGAAGATGCAAACTGATATAAATTAGACCATTGTCCGCCGTGCCAATTTGATGCTATTTGTTGCGCTCTTATTTGTGTGATTGTTTTCATAATTGTATTTATTTATCGGTTCGTTATGTTGTTGTTATTGCAGTGGGTTGGGTGGTGGGCTGCCGTGTGGTGGATTAAATTTTTACAGTTTGTTTGAAGTCTGGCGGTATTGATAAGTCAATTACTGATATTCTTACCCTGTCATAACAATTGGCGGCTGCGTACTCTTCGCCTTTGGCTTTTAGTTCCTCTAAATTAGTGTAACCTTTACAGGCATAAAGAATTTCCTCCATGTAATTAGGTTGCCCGATTTTACAGGCATAAAGTAGCGTTTCAGTTGTTTGTGTTTGTGGTATTGTTGTCATGTCGTTACGTTGTTAAATTGTATGTGTGAATGTGCTTGGTGTTATTGCTTGGAATATTCAATCCAGCACCTTCCATCGGTTTCATTATAATAAATATCCGCAACAACACCGGAAAACTTACCTTTAATGCAAGTGAAAATAACATGGTTCATGTCCTTGTCGTCATTAACCGTCCATTTTTCCCAAGTATTTAGATATTCCTTGAAACCATTGCTTAGAAGGTTGTTGATTTTAGTGTTCAGTTCTGTGATGCTGAAATTTACTTTAGTTGCGCTCATGTCGTTAAATATTTAGTGTTATTTATTGGGGTTGGTAGGTGTGAATTATATCATTCCAAGTTCATCCAGTTCGCCCAGGGTGAACGTTGGTTGAATTACTTTTACTACTTCTATCTTGTACTCGTCAGTCATTGCGTATCCGAATAATTTACTTTCTATTGCGGACTCAATAGACTGTTGTGTTTTTTGCTTAGCAAGGTTTAATCCGTCTTGTATAAGGTTTTCTTTTACTTCAATTTCGATTATTACAGTGTATTTTTTCATGTGGTTGCTTTGTTTGTGTGTTGTTGTTATTGCAGTGGGTTGGGACGGCTGCGTGTTTGGGTTAATATGTTTTATAAATTCCTCCCATAGATTTATAAATAGGTAGGCTCCAATCTGGATTAATTCCAAAGTGATTGCGGGCTGCTATAAGTCCAAAAGTGCCAAAATGGTTTGCCGCTTGGATTGCTTCGTAAATTGGGCTTAAATTACTGTTAGGGTTATTAGTTGCCCTGTTGAACGCTGCTATTGCTGCTGTTACTGCAAAGGTTTCTTTTTCTGATCTTGTGAATGTTGAATTTTCCATGTCGTTATATATTTAATTGTTCCCTACAAATATACGGTGGTTGTCGCACATATTGTACACAATATTGAAACTTTTTTGTGGCTGATACTGAGCGGTTTATGTTGTAAACCAAAAATAATTTAGGGTTTTGCGGTGTTTTGGTGGCGTAAAAACCATTAAAGGGGTGAAAAGTCGTGGCGTATTTCCATCACTTTACTAAGTATGTGGTCTTTATAATGTCCTTTTTACTCACTTGTTTACCCTTCATGTATGGCTGCAATTTGTCAGGGTTGAAATTAATATCCTCACTAACATAAGTGCTTAATGTCATTCTACCAAAACTTCCCTTACTATCAACTCTATAAAATCGGTACATTGGCAATCCTTTAGGCGTTACGGTTGCAACGGCATAAACAAAATTGATCTTATCGGGGTTAATAGGCTCTTGTCTAAACGACTGCTTTAAAATATCCTCTGCTTGTTTTTGTCCGTTGTTTAATGCATCGTTTCGCTCTTGTAATCTCTTCATGTCGTTATCCTGTTCAATTCTTTTTGCTATTATTCGCTCTTTAATCAGCGTAGGATTTTCGCCTGTTATTTGGGATGCAATATGAAGAGGGTCGCCTGAAACTGTCAACGGCTCAATAACTGTAATGATATAATACATACCAAAATAAGAAAACCCTTGAACGTATATTTTTGCAAACATGCCAGTAAATTGCATGTCTTTAATTTCGTCTTGTGTTTTCTTTAATACACTTAACGCCTCTTGCTTGTCCTGAGTTCTGAATGACTTTTGAAAATATACTCCGGTACTGCTGTTTTGGTCGGCTCTCCAACCGTTGTTTAAATAACTTGCAATCTCTTTTTTTGCCGTGTAATCAATTGCACTGTATCTTATTTCAATTGATCCGTTACCATTCTGAATGATATTTTTATACACTCCAATGCGTTGTATTTGTATCTCAGGAAAGTTGCCGTGTATTGTTATGCAAGTTTTATAAATATAGATAGGTACAATGTCAGATAATTTACCAATCGTGTCACTGGTTGCCTGTCCGCCTTCTATACTGTCAATATAAATTTGCGGTATCTGTTTGCTACTTCTATTTAACTTCTTTGGTGTGTCAAAATTTCCTATGTATTTGTTGTAGAAAATTTGCTTTTTGTCCGTAAATTGTTGAATGTTTTCCATGTCGTTATAAGTTTTATAAGTTTATGCGGCACAAAATTACATAGGGTTTCACTCCGTTGTATTGGACGGAATTTATAAGATATTGTATTTTGTCGTGAAAATTTTACTTTGTGGGTGTGTCCGGCAAAAATTGGATTTTTACAACTACTTCGCCGCTCTTTAGTTTATCCGGTAAAGATGGGTCAAATAAGTGGTGCAAACTTATACCTAAACAACGGGCAAAGGTAGTAATGAATAAGATAGAAGGGTAAAATCTTAGCTCCTTATATAAAAAGTTTTCTCTGCCTGTCTTTAATCCTGAGTTATTAAGATGCCTAAAAAAGGAACGGCTTGAATATCCTGAGGCTTTTAGTGCTGTATTTACATTGGTCTTGAATAATCTGACGTAATTGGTTGCCAGTTCAAAATTGGCTACCCTAAATAAGTCTATCGGTTTTAAGTCTGAAGTATAATCATCTGATGCATAAGACTTCAATGTATCGGACTCTTTGGTGTACATAAGTTTTCCGGTACGCTTGTTTACTTTATAAACTACTTTGTGGGTAGAATCTTTGTTCTCTTGCATGCCACAAAATTATATAAAAACTGGTAACAAATATACTTACCAGTTGATTCAACACCTTTTAAACCCTCTCTCAGCACCATCTCACCCCTACAACGGTCGTTCCTGTGTTGGGATACATCGTAATATCGGATTGAACTCCAATGTTTTACGGTGGTTTGTGGTTCGGAACAGGCACAACAATTCTCAGGGATTAGGCAAAACAAGACCGGAGGGGGGATGTTTTTATTTATCAACAATTTTTAAAACTGAGGTATAGCTCTCCACCCGTACACCAAAAAAACGTCAGATTTCGGGTCGGGGAGGGGTATTTAGGGAAGGGAGGGGCATTATACCACAAATCACTTTGCACCACAAAGTAACCCCGTACACCTAACATCGAAAACAATAAAAAATGGCTTATGGGGCGGATTTGTTTTAAGTCGGGTTCAAGTCTTAGTAAAAACACCCTCTATTTCTGCATTATCTCGTTTCTGCTGCAATATCTCCCATTTTACGGACTACTGGTTCAAAACCTTAAACTTTCGCACAGGGGCTAATTTTAGCTCTTTATTTTTCTTAGGTTTATAAAGTGTGGAGTAACCTGCTGATATTGAACATTTTATCATTTCTTCCGCTACCTGCTCGTTACTTTCACTCAGTTCCATTAGGTGATCTATGGCAATTTTTTCCGTGTCGGGACTTTTAAAATATTTTCCAAGCTCCACTTTCCGGTAAGCCAACCACATTTCCCAAACCCCCATAAACCGTTCTGAAAAAAACTTTTCTTTATATATTTCTTTTATAGTCTTATAACTATATAAGGAGTGGTTTTGCACTTTGGTGCTTTTTTGGTTTTGCACTTTTTCCAAATCACTTTCAGAACTAATTGACTCTGAGTCGCTACAACATGTCGCACGGTTTTGCACTTTACCCCAATTTTGGTTTTGCACTTGTGTTTTTTCAGTTATATTTTGACTGTAATTGTTTGATGATGAGTTATTTGTACCGCTTTGCTGAGTATCAGATGGTTTTACACTTTGTAAATTTTCATTGGCGTAAGTATCTGGCAAATAATTAGTTGTACTATGTTTTTGGTTTTGCACTTTACCAATTTTTGGTTCTTTTTTACCCTCAAAAATTTCATAATTTATTGTTATTGAGGTGTTTGTATGTGTTTTTTGAAGCGAAAGCACACCTGACAAGGCTAGTTTTGGTAGTATTCTTGACACCGTAAACGCTTTAATCCCAGTGTGTTGTGCTATGATTTTACAAGTTGTGCGAATTGTTCCTGATGGCGTGTTTTTGCCATTTTTAAAATAGGGCTTATGGTCTGCTTCTTTGAGCAGATATATCATAATGGCTAAAAAAGTCGGCTTTTTACTCCAATCAAAACTGAATATTGATCGGTAAGCCTTAAAATATCCTGCCATAATCTTTTTAGGTGAGCCTTAAAATTGCGACCGTATCTTCAGAGTCTTTCCAACATTTGAATTTTGCGCCCGGGATTTGCTTTTGGGCGCAAACCAAAACCGATTGCGTGGACTTGGATTCAATGTAGGTTACTTTACCTACCTGTATGGAGTTAAAGTGATACTTTCGCTTCCTTCCCCTTTTTTCAATTTTTTCCATGCGACAAAAATAAATTTATTTTATTTATTAAACTAATATAAAATATTTATTTTTGCTGCCATGAAAGAAGATAAAAGGAACTCCCGGAGATTACCCGACAATTATTCACAGGCACTTGGTAAAATTCCACCACAAGCTATTGATGTAGAACAGCAGGTGATTGGCACATTAATGCTATACACCAATAGTATTATTGAGATTTATGACGTTTTGTTTGCACAGGCATTTTACAAGGAGCAGCATCAACTGATTTATCAGGCAATCCGGTCTATTTACGAGAAGGGAAGTAAGGTTGATATACTCACCGTTCGCCAAGAGCTCCTTAAAATGGAGAAACTGGACTTGGTTGGTGGAGCGTATGCGCTGACTGGGTTCACGCAAGGGGTTGGTAGTGATGCCAATATCGAGGTGCACGCCCGAATTATCATTCAAAAATATATTGAACGGGAATTAATTCGGGTTGGTGCTGAAGCCATAAGGTCCGGTTACGAGGAATCGGTGGATGTATTTGATAAGGTGGATGCGGTGGCTCATTTGGTTCAGCAGACGCAAGAAACGCTTATTGGTAAAAAGATTAATTCAACCATATCTGAGTCGGCAGAGGCTTTATTTCAAAAGATTTATAACCACGATCATAATGCGCCTTCAGGGATTCCTTCGGGGTGTAGTGATTTAGATAAACTCACCGGAGGGTGGCAAAATGGGGAGTTAAGTATCATTATGGCCCGGCCCGGCATGGGTAAGTCCTCGTGGCTAATCGAGAGTATTATCACGGCAACTAATCACGGCAAAAGAGTGGCAGTATTTAGCATTGAGATGAGTTCGGAGAGTTTTATTCAGCGAATTTTCAGTAACATGAGCTGCATTTTGCATGATAAACTAAAAAATCGCAAGTTGAATGGTCAGGAGATGGAAGAGCTTCGGACGTATAAAGATAAAGTCAAGGAGATGCCACTTCATATTTGTGATGAGTCAAGGGTAAATACCCAAACCATAAAAACCTATATCCGCTCCATTAACCGCTCTTCACCAACACCGATTGAGATACTTTTTGTCGATTACCTGCAAATGGTAAAAGTTCCTGATGGGATTAAGTTCTCCAATCGGGATGCTGAGGTGACGGCAATAAGTCGGGATTTAAAAGCAATAAGTAAAGAGTTCAATATTCCGGTGGTTGTTGTGAGTAGTATGAATCGGGATGCGGAGAAAAGAGCAGACAAAAGACCGGAGATGAGTGACGCTCGGGACTCAGGTAGTATTGAGAGTGATGCTGACCTTATTATTGGACTATATCGACCTTCGGTATATTGCGAGAATGCGCACGATAACAGGGATGAAGTGTACCGGGAAATGGAGCAAAGTGTTTATGAGAAAATCGCTGAGGTAATTGTATTAAAGCAGCGAAGTGGAGCTTGTGGTACGATATGGCAAGAGTTCGACGGGTCGCTCTTTAAGTTTAGTAACTATGTGAAAATGGGTGGGGAAGCTCCGTTTTAGAAGCAGGGAGACGGGGATTATAATAAATTCAGGTTAGCATAAGAGCTCACCGCTCGAAGGTTGGTGTTTCGATTATGGAAGCATAGGAAGTTGTGATTTATTTTGTTATCTGTGAAATAGGTTTGGGTGTTATTGTCGGTTGTTGGATTGATCGCAGAAAATAATAGAGATTGATCTTGTCCGGCTAACCATAAATTAAAAAGTTCCGAGAAAGTAAGGTTATAATGGTCTATGTGAGTATTGTCTGGCAGTAGAAACTCTCCGGTAAAAGGACATTTATCTGTCCCAAAATTCACCGTGTTTCTTTTCTGTTCAATAACACACCGGATAGCGTGCCTGCAAGCCATTTTTATTTGCGCAAGTGGCGTTCTTGGCGATACTGCATGACGAAAAGATATATCTGCCGTTGATCCATCTATTCTATTTACGTAAAAACAACTAGTGCCATACTGACCTTTTCCGATAGAGATTGATTTTAACCCAACACCCATCTTATCTTCCCATTCAGAATGCTGAGATAAAATGGAGATTAAGGTGGGGAGGTCGGCTGGGGATATTTTGCCTGAAGCGATTACTGATTGGCAGAATATGATTTGGTCTTTCTTTTTCATGAGGCATAAAATATAAATCCCCCTAACTTAAAAGCAAAGGCTGTCCAGTCGGCCACAGGCAGAAAGGCAATGCAATTAAGTAGGGGGGTGTGTAAATTTCTTCATAACGACCGAACAGCGGAGGCAAATATAAAAGGCGGTTTTGGGATTTCCAAGAGATTGGGAAAATAAATCAATTTTAAACTATGTAAATAACACTCATTATTCTCGGTTCAATCCCACTCACTCGATCTTATCCCCTATTCTCCAAACCGCACCGGAGCGCAGTTAGTACGTCGGATC